ATAATGAATAATAACCAAGGAATATTATCAAATGGTGCTTTAGTAAGTGGTAGTATTGATAACGTAAGATGGCAGGTTGTTAGCCCTGACAGTTCTAGTGGAACATTTACTTTGTTGATTCGTCAAGGTAATGATACAACTACTAATCCTAATGTATTAGAAAGCTTTACTAACGTAAGTTTAGATCCAAACCAACCAAATTACATTGAAGCAGTTGTAGGTAACTTTAAACAAAATACAGCTTATGATAGTTCAGTAGGACAGTATTATATTCAAACTTCTGGTTCTTATGCTAACGCTTCTCGTTACGTAAGAGTTAAAGAAGTATTGACTCCTACTTACAATTATTTTGATAATAATGGTGTTGCAAAATCTCAATACTTTAGTTCAATTCCTCTTGCTGGATCTGGAAGTTTCGGTGGCGCAACAGGTAATGATTTAGATTATGTAACTAATATGTACCAAAATATTGGTACTGTTACTCAAGGATTGACAGCAACAAATTATACTATTGCAGATGATATTTTAGCAAACCCAGATGAATATAACTTCCAATTAGTTGCTACTCCTGGTATTACTCAACAATATCAATCATCTGTAGTAGCTCAGTACATTGCTTTATCTGAAAACAGAAGTGATTGTTTCTATATTACTGACTTAGTAGGATATGGAGCAACAATTGCAACTCCTGGAATTTATGCTAATCAATTAAATACTAACTATGCTGCAGCTTACTGGCCTTGGGTTCAAGTATTAAGTCAAGCTACTGGTAAATTGGTTTGGGTTCCAGCTTCAACTGTAATGCCTGGTGTTTACGCATTTAACGATAGAGTAAGTGCTGAATGGTTTGCTCCTGCTGGTTTGAACAGAGGTGGTGTTGGTGGTGCTTTACAAGCTGAAAGAAAGTTAGGCACAAACGATCGTGACACTTTATATCAAAACAAAGTAAATCCAATCGCCAGCTTCCCAGGTGTAGGTTTAGTAGCTTATGGACAGAAAACATTGCAAACTAAAGCTAGTGCACTTGATCGCGTAAACGTTCGTCGTTTGTTGATTAACTTGAAGAGATACGTTAGAGTAGTTGCTGAATCATTGTTATTCGAACAAAATACTTTAACTACTAGAAATAACTTCGTTTCTCAAGTAAATCCTTACTTAGAAAGTGTTCAACAAAGACAAGGTCTTTACGCTTACAAGGTAGTGATGGATGATAGTAATAACACTCCTGATGTAATTGACAGAAACCAATTAGTAGGAGCTATTTATATTCAACCTGCTAAAGCAATTGAATACATTTATATCACCTTCAACATTACTCCTACTGGTGTAAGCTTTGGAGCATAACATATTTATTAACAGATTAAAAGACAAAGAAAATGCCAGTATTAAATCCTAACGAAATAATGTTCACAGCCTTCGAACCGAAGGTAAACAACAGATTCTTGATGACTATTCAAGGTGTTCCTGCATATTTAGTTCATAAAGTAAAATTCCCAGAAATTGAATTGAATGAAATTACTTTAGATCACATTAATGTGTATCGTAAAGTAAAAGGAAAAGCTAGATGGTCTAATATGACAATGAACCTTTATGATCCTGTAACTCCATCTGGCGAACAGGTAGTAATGGAATGGATTCGTTTATCACACGAATCAGTAACAGGTAGAGACGGTTATTCAGACTTCTACAAAAAAGACATTACCTTGTCAGAACTAGGTCCTGTAGGTGATGTAGTAGGTGAGTGGATTATCAAAGGTGCGTTTATTAAAACTGCTACTTTTGGTGAAGGAGATTGGAGTCAAGGTGAACAATACAAAGACATCAGTTTAACACTCGCTATGGATTATTGCATCCTGAACTACTAAAATATATACTCAAAAGGTACAAAGGAAGTCTGGCTTTTGCCAGACTTTTTTTGTTTGTATATATTTATTATCGTAAATAAGTTATCATGAGTGAATTTAAATTTCCTACCGAAGTTATAGACTTACCTAGTAAAGGTTTAGTTTATCCTGAATCAAGTCCTTTATCAAAAGGTACAATTGAATTAAAATATATGTCTGCTAAAGAAGAAGACATTTTAACTAACCAAAACTTTATTGAAAAAGGTATTGTAATTGACAAGTTGTTGCAATCTATGATTATAACTAAATGTGATTACAATGAACTAATCTTAGGTGATAAAAATGCTATTTTAGTTGCCGCTCGTATCTTAGGATATGGAGCTGAATATCCTGTAGAATTAAAAGATAAATATGGTAAAGTAGCTTCTGTAAAAATCAATTTGAGTGAATTAAAAAATAAACCAGTTGATGAATCTTTATTTACTCCTGGTAAAAATGAATTTAATTTTATTTTACCTCAAAGTAAAGTAACGATTACTTTTAAATTATTGAGTGCAAATGATGAAGCAAAAATTGATGCTGAATTAAAAGGTTTAAAGAAAGCATTTCCAAACGAAAGTTTTGACATTACAACCCGTTTAAAACACACTATTCTCGCAATAAATGGTGATAGTAGCGCAGAAAAAATTAGATATTTCGTAGATAACATGATGTTACAAGATTCACGAGCTTTGCGCAAGTACATCAATGAAATTACCCCTGATCTTGACATGACTTTTAGTTATGAAGACAGTAAAGGAGACATGGTGGAGGGTGTCTCTATACCTATGAATCTAAACTTTCTTTGGCCTGACATCCAGCTATAGAAGTATTTTTATGGAGGAAGTCCATGATTTAGTTTATCATGGAGGTGGTGGATTTATTTATGGAGAAGTATGGTCAATGCCTATCATGACCAGAAAATATCATATTAGAAAAATCAACGAATTTTTACAGAAAAAAGCAGAGGCTGAAGAAAAAGCAATGAGAGGATCTAATACTATGGACGCTAAATCATATGCTAAATCAGCACAAGTTCCTGACTTTGCAAGTAAAGTAAAAAGTAAATAAAGTAAATATTTATTAACATGGTTGAACAATTTAGTCAAGAAGAAATAAACAAAACAAGACAACAATTGGGGTATTCTCAACAGTTAGAAACTTCTTTACAAAACCAACAAAACATAGCTCAAAGTTTAGTAAACCAATATGATGCTTTAAAAGCTGGAATTAAACAAACAGTTAATCAATCTAATGACTTAACGGCTACTATAGAAAAACAATTTCAAACTTTAAAAGATGTAACAAGTCAATCTGATAAATGGTTAGCATTAAAACAAAAATTAACTAAAGCTGAAGAAGATTTTAATAATGCTCTTGACAAATCTAAAAAAATAAATAACGACTTAAGTACACAGGGACAAGATGTAGCCCAGCAGTATATAGATGGTTTAACAGCCCGCTATAAAATGGAAGGTGAGTTAAAAAATCTTGCTGAAAAACAAGCAAATTTAGCTCAATTAGAATTTAACCAACTTCAAGGAATAGGAAATATTAGTCAAGTTCAACTTGACAGATCTAAAGCAGATATATTAGCTCAGCAAGCTAAAATAGATGGATTAAATGAACAACTGGAAATTGTAAAAGCAGTAAATGCAGGTAATTTTCAAAATTTACAAAATTTAAGTGAAGAAGATAAATTACTTTTACAACAATTAGCAGTTCAACAAAAAATAATGGATGTTGCTCGAAATATAGAGCAAAATCATCGAGGAGAATTTGAAATTTTAAATAAAAATTTAGGTATTTTTGGTAAAATATTAGCAACTACTAAAAATTATGTAGATAAGTTTAAAGAAATAGAAGGCATAAAAGGCACATTAAGTTTCTTTAGTGCTCAATTAACTACTATTGGAATTAGTTTTGAAGGTTTATTAAAAAATGCATTAGCTTATGAAGCTACAATAACAAATGCCGCTAAACAATTAGGCATTAGTAAAGATGGAGTAAGAGCTTTAGGAGCGTCATATGCGGAGTCAGCAAGTAGAGCAACAGAAATAAATTCTAATGCTAATGCTGCTCTAATGTCTACTAAGAATCAATTAGAAGCACAAAGTCAAATTAACCAATCTTTAGGAACAGCAGCATTATTTACTGAAAAACAAAGAATAGACCAAGTAGTCTTAACAAAACAAATGGGTCTTACTGGTGAAGAAGCAGCTAAAGTATTTAAATTAGGCTTACTAAACCAAAAATCAGCTGAAGAAACTGCTAAAATAATAGGAGCTCAAGTAATCAATTTAAGAAAAGCTACAGGTGTTAATTTAGATTTTAAAACTGTTTTAAACGATGTAGCTAAAGTAAGTGGTCAATTAGCAGTTCAATATAAAAACAATCCAGATCTTTTAGCAAAAGCTGTAACTCAAGCTAAAGCATTAGGTTTAGAATTAGAACAAACAGCAGGAATGGCTGATAGATTGTTAAATTTTGAAAGTAGTATTGAATCAGAATTAAAAGCAGAATTGTTAACTGGTAGAGCTTTAAATTTAGAACAAGCAAGATACTTAGCTTTAACCGGTGATAGTGCGGGAGCTGCTAAAGAATTAATGAATAACGTTGGAGGTTTATCTGAATTTCAAAAATTAAACGTTATTCAACAAAGATCATTAGCAGAGGCTATTGGAATGAGTGCAGATGAATTAAGTAATGCTTTAGTTCAGCAAGAATTATTAAAAGGAAGTGCTTGGTCTACACAAGCAGCATTTGAAGAATCAGTAAAAAATGCTAAAACCGAAGAAGAAAGAGCTCAACTTTTATCTCAAATAAAACAAGCATCTAATGCTGATGAGTTAATGAAACAAGCTACCCAAATATCAAACCAAGAAAAATTTAATGCTGCTATAGAAAAACTACAAGAAATGGTTGGTAAAATGGTAGATGGTCCATTAGGTAAAATGTTAGATAAGTTTGCTGCTGCTGTTTCTAATGCTGAAACATTAAAAAATATTATGACTGGTATTAGTGTTCTCATAGCGGGCAGCATGATAAGTGGAATAGCAAGATTTGTAGGTGGTTTAGCAGCAGCTGTAGCCCCAGCGTCAGCAACAGCAGCCGCCTCTATGGCTACCGCGTCAGCAATAACAATGGGAATAGGAATAGTAGCTGTAATAGCGGGATTAGCAACAGCAATAACAGCATTAAATAGTGCTACTGGAGAAAACATAAGTGTAGCCACAGCAACCGGAGGAGGAATAACTCCTTCAGAAATCCCAACCACAAGAACTGCAACTCCTCAATCACAACCTCCAATAGTAGTTCATTCTTATTTACAATCAAACGGTCAAACAATCCAACAATGGCAAGATACGACCAATATGAATTCTTCTACAAATAAATTTGCTTAATTAATATTTATTATAAAACAATAACATGGCATTAAAAGATAGATTATTAGATCCAATCCAAACTAGCGTTTTTGGATTAGCAGGCAATAAAGGCCCTGAATTTGAAAATGAAGGTCAAATGATGACATCAAATATACAAGCATTTGTAGGAGTTCCTCCAACAAATACTTTGTTATCGTCACAAGATCTTATTTCAGGTCGCTTGTCTCGTCAAATTCCATTTTATCCTTACTTCAAAGCTCCATCAAATCCACCAGTGAGTTTCCCTCCAGGATTAGAAGGACGCATAGCTCCTTGGGGTCCATATAAGTCTAAAGGCCCAGCAGAAGGAAGGTATTAATGGCTAGTTTAAAGGAGATTTTTGAAAGGGCCCAACAAACGGGTCAAGTTGAGTACACCTATTTCGGTGGCACTAATGTATCTCCTTTCAATCAAACTTCAATACCTGTTTACCCTGGTACAAATAAAAAGTTAAATTCCCAATCTCCTTACATTAGATTAGGTTATGAAGGAGGATTCCCGGGAGATGCTAAATTTAGAACAAGTGATCCTGCAGGAATTTACAATACAGGATTAGCAGCTGTAAGAGACACAGCTAGAATAGGAGCATTTTTTACCGACATCCCTAATGGACCTTTATGGTTATTAAAACAAACAGGTTTACAACTTAGTAATCCAGACACTAGTTTTTCAACTGTTCTTACTGATGGTAC